ATCTAGGATCTACTTCAACTTGTTGGTCTTGTACTACAACCTGTTTAATTTTATCTAGTTTTTCCATTTTTACTCCTTGTTTTCTTCTTCTCCACACCTTTTATTACGCCTTTGTTTTTAGAAGCGTAAAAAACTGTCTCGCCACGTTTTTTGCCGTATTGTTTTTTCATGGACTTCATGATTTTACGACCTTTTTCGTTAAGTGGCATTACTCTTCAATCTCTATAGCTGTTATACCTGGTTTGTCGGCCTTTGCAAGGCTAACTCCAGCTCTTAATTTAGCTAATTTTTCGTTCTGATCCATTTTTTCATCAACAATGTCTCTTGCTTGCATTAATTTTGCTCTTGCAAGGTCACTTCTGTCTTCATCAAGTTGTTTTTTACGTTCATTTTCCATTGCACGTAGGTCAACCTCTCTTGCTTTTAGTTTTAGAAGTGGATCAGAGTCAAACTGTGATGTAATTTTCTTTTCTTCCATCATAAACTCTTGTGTCATCTCTGCAATCAACACTGCTTTTCTAGATTCTATGTTTTGAACAACAGAATTTAACTGTTGTGCAGCTTCAGGGTTAACTGGCGCTTGTTGTCTTAACACTGCAAGCTGAGCTAACTGTTCTCTGAACTCTAATTGTATCTGTTCTTGAGCCATTAAACTAATATGCTCTAAAATATTTTTCTGTATAGCAGCCATAACAGCAGGATTGTTTCTAACCATGTTAGTAGACATGAAGTTTAAGTGTGCTGTGATGTGTGCTCTGTGATCTTGACCAGGAAAAGCTTGGAAAGGTTTACCACTTAACGCATTAATATGTTCCATGCTTGGATCCATAGCTTGTACTGGAGCTGGTGGAGGTAAAACTTGATCAATATTTTTTACTCCAATAGCTTCATACATATTTCTGTATGCTGCATATAAGTTATGTATCTGTGGATTGGATGTTGCTAATTGTAATTCTGTTTGTGCTAATGTTATTCTCTGTGACATAGAAAAAATATTTGGATCTGCTACAGGTAATATATCTATTCTCTCATCAAAGTCTGCTTGTTTAATAATTCTTGCACCACCGACAACATCATAAGGATATTCTTTTGGCAGATATGTAGAAATAATTTTAGATAGTAATTTAAACTCGCTTCTCATTGAGTTGTATAATCTTTTATGAATAGCAGACATCACTTTCGATCCTCTCTCTAAAAGAGCAATCGTTGTTCCTACTGCAGCGTTCTGTGTTCCTTCACCTGTTTGTAATTCAGATATAGCTGCAAATCTTTGACCTGCTTGTACGACTAGACCCATCAGCTGTAACAAGGTTGCTGATGGTTCTTTGTACGGTAGAGGGAAGAAAGCTTCTCGCAAATTACCACCTGGTGCATCTACGTCCTTGAACTCACCTGGTTGAATCGGAGACGCTTCATCTCTAACTCTAACACCCCTTTGCTTGAAACCTGCCGGTAGATTCGACAAAGTTCCTGCATCTAATAATTGGCGGAGAGCGACCGTTGCCGTTCGACTCAATCCGCCAATCATATGTATTAATCCAAATCCGTAGAATCCTAGTCCTGGCAGAAATTTAAAGTGGACAAAATATTGGACCCTTCGTTTTAATGGATCATTGGGCGCATAGTTCCTTCTAATAGAAAGAACCGTTCCACTACCTTCTTCGATTGTAACGATGTAAGGTAGCTTGATACCTGTCGGTTCCCCGTCAGTACCAATATCTTCGAAGCCTTCTAAATCTAAATCAATATGACACTCTAAAAGATTGTACATACTTTGTTGTTTTCCAGATTTATTAGAGCCTTCTAATTCTTTTTCTTTTTTTGAAACTGTATCTTGTGTTGACATTGTAGGAGTTCCTAATTCTATGTCAGTATAAAAACCTGCTACTTGTTGTTTTCTTAAATCATTTTCTGAAATTTTTATAACGTGTACGATAGCTTCTGCATCGTCTAGACTGTTTGCTGTGTAAGGCACGATCAAATCATCAGCAGGTACAAACTTAGAAACCGCTCTGCCTAGTAAATCATCGTAGTAAACTTTTTTAAATGTAGACCCTGCAAGAGGTAAATGAAATAACATAGAATCAAACTCTGGTTCATACTCTTTCATCTGATCCATGATTTGATAATTCATGAAATCTTTTACACGTTGAGCTTGTTGTTGTTTTGGTGGTGTTGATGCACCAAGAATTTGTGTTCTTACTGGACCGTCACTTGGTAATAATTCTTTGTATGCTGTGGCTTGGAACTGAGTTACTGCTTCTGCTAGTACAGGATGCGTGGCTCCCGAAGCTCCTTGAAAAGGTTCTGTTCTGTTTTCGTATTTAAATCCTAAAAGATCTAGACCTTCTGTGTAAGATCTTTCCCATTCTTTTCTGGACATCTTATAGTCCATGTAATTTGTTTTAAGTTCATTACCGAGTGGTTCTAAAACATCCTCTGGTAAGATGTCTGCAAGATTATCGAAATGAGATTCTGTGCCAGGTATGTTAACTGCACCTGGTTCAAAATTAATAGTCGCTCCACCATCTTCTTCTGGTGTAACTTCTATTGGTTGCTGTTCTTTGATTTCTTCCTTTACTTCAACCTCTTCACCCGGAACTTTAATCTGGGTACGAGTGTTAGGAAGTCCTTTATCTATATCTGCCATTTAAACTCCTATACGTTCTTAACACGGTTAAATATATAAGGCAAGCCTCCTCCATCGGACACGGGCCCCGCTTCTGGCGGCTTTCCTGATCTATCTCCTGCTTGTTTTAATAAACCACCTCCAGCTGCACCTATCATTGTTTCGTCAAATTCTTCTTGAGCTTTTAGATCTTCTTCTAATCTTTCTTCATCACTTAACGCTGCTCTTCTTCTAGATTCTCTAATAACATCTTTAGCTACACCTGCTGCTGTTAGACCAGCTCCTATTGGTGTGAAAGATCTTGCTACTTTACCTAATCCTAAAATACCTTTCATTACTCCTGGTGCAAATCTTGATATAGCACCTGGTGCTAGTAATTCTGCACCTACAAATTTATCTGCAACCGCTGCTGGTAAACTCTCACCCTTTCTTAAATTTTCTCTAACGGTTTGTGTAGCAAAAGCTAAAGCTGCTGCAGGTGAACCAATAACTTCTCCTGCTGTTTTTAGTGCAGGTAAGAACCCAAGGTTCATGCCTAGTGTTGGTCCTGAACTTTGTGCTGCTTTAATTTTTTTTAATAATGATGCTTTAGACCTAGTGCCAGGTAAATCTTTTAATGGAATCTTTGGACCTTTTCTTCCAACAATTGATTTAGCTTCATCAATGCCAATTCTTTCTACGCTCGTATTTATAAGTGTAGCGTTCTCATCTAGTATTGGAGTTACTTTGTTAAATCCTATTAAACCTTGAAACTTTTTTGGTAATTTTTTTTTCGTCTTATCGACAATTTGTAATGCTTGTTTATTTAAATCATCAACTCTTTTTAAAAACTTATCATCTTTTGTACTAGCGTAGTTTGCTAAATTACCACTGATTCCATCTGCAATCCCATTTAATTTTTTATTAAATGGAGCGAGTTTAGAATTCATTTTTTTAGAAATAAAAGTAACGTCTTTTGTTGTAATGTCCGTTTCCGCTCCTCCGATAGGCATAATGTGATGAAAAGGAAATTTGTCTGTTCCACCAAACTGTTTGCCTCCTTGAGTTAATAAGAGTCTACTTTTTCTTCTTTGTTCAAATTCTTTTGGTGTAATTTTTTTGTAGGTTAGTTCAGGATTATCTTCTCTAATTTTTCTAGCTAATTTTTCAAGACGTGCAATACCTGCTGTTTCAGTCAGCTCTGGATAATATTTTTTTGCTAATGCTTTGTTAGACAAACTCGAATCAGCATAACCTTTTGTAGATTGTACTTTTTTCTTATAATCTTCTAGGAATCCCTTGTCTAAAACTTTTTGATCTCTAGCTTCTACTTTTTGTTTAAACTTAGAGTAATCTTTTTGAGTACGTCCAGTTCCTGAACCAAGTTTTGGATATAATTTTTTTAAATAATCTCCAACAAGTTTTCTTGATGCACCAGATTTTCTTGCTAAATCAGATTGATTAAAACTATCTCCGGGCTTTAATTTATTTAATAACTCTATTAATTTTTTTGCAGCTGGCGTGGAACCCACTGTTCCTCCAACTTTAAAATCAATTCTTGGCACATCATCTGCTGGACTAGTTTCTTTGACTAGTTGATCTACATATCTCAATACGCTGGACATTATTCTCCTAATAGATAGGCAATACCGCCGCCTGCTTGTTTAGCTCTCTTCTCTCCGACCTCTTCTAAAATATCATCAAGACTATCTAAACCATCTTCAACATCATCCATCTTACCATCAAGACTAGATGGTCTAGCTGTTAACTCTTCATAGTCCTCTGGTATATCTCCTTCTGGTGTTTTCTTTCTTGGTCTATAAATCATAACTTCTTCTGACATTGTACCTTCAACCATTTCATCTCCCATCATGGCACCACCTTGTTTATTTTTCTTCACAACAATTTCACCAGATGATAGGTCCTCTACAAGGTCATAGTCTTTGTATTTTTTACCAACTTCTCTTTCAACAGTTGTAAGTCCTGGTGCATCGTCACCAAGTGTTTTAATTTTGTTTACAAGTTTAAAGAAATAAGAAGGAACTGTTTTTATACCTTCTGAAACTACAGGTGCAACTTCTGTAACAGGTTTAATAAATCTACCAAGCACAGGTATGGAAGCAAGGCCTCCTAGTATTTTCATAAACTTTCTTCGATCAGGATTTGGTGGGCCACCTTCTGCTAGACCCATAATACCACCTTCAGCTTTTTTATTTCTTTCCATATATTCTCTGTAAGCATTCTCGTAAGCTCTTTCTTGTTCTCTTTGTAAATTGCCTGTTCTAGGTATGTTATCTATATCAACACTTTTAAGAAATTCACTTTCTTTTTGAGTAGCATATTTTTCAGCTTCTCTTATTAAACCACCATCTGCCATATCAGGAATATCATCTGGTAGATCTTTTAATTTATCACCAAGATCTTTTTCTTTTTTCTGTTTAAGTCTCTCAACAGCTTCTTTGTTTTGTCTGTTCATTCTAATCAGCATCTCTGCTTCTGTCTCAGTCATTTTAGGTTTGAGTTCATCAGCATCTCTTGTAACGTTTGGTCTATCTTTGAAGGGATCTACTTTATCTTTGCCGCCTGGTGGGAAAGGTATAACTTTATCGCCTTGCTCCATCTCTGAAGCTTTTCTTTTTAACGCGTCCATCTCTCCAGGGTTTGGAGATCTTCCCATCTCTTTTCTAAATGCTCTCAGAAGCGCGGTTAAAAAAAATTTCATACTAATAATAAACCTTTGGTCTCGGGTCTTTGTTTTCAGTTATATAGTCTTCAGGGTGAGTAATCAAGCCGCCTTGCCTGAATCTCATGATCGCTTGTGTCGTAGAGTCCACAAGATCGTCGTGGTCACCGTTCGGGAATGCAGCGCATTCTTCTATCACCTCCTCCGCAAATTTCTGATCTGGCGCCCATATTATTCCAGACTCAAAAAGAGGTGCAACGGCATTTACCCTAGCATGTTTATCATTACCTTTACTAGGTGTGAAATTAATCACTGGTATATCCATTTGTCTTAACTCATAAGTTAAGGGAAGTCCAGATGCTTTTGCCTCAATGATTACAGATTCAGGCTGCCAGTATTTATATTGTTGAAGGGCCAAGCGCCTTAGTTCAGGAAACTCGTAACGTCCTTTGATAGCATCGAGTAAAATTAAATTGGCTCCCGAATCTTCTGTTGGATAAAATACACCCCAGGTCGTAATAGCAGAGTAATCCGCAGTCTCCTTTTTAAGAAAGGCTGTATCGTAAGATTGTATAACGTGATGAAGAGGCGGTATATGATCTTTAGTGTAATCTCGCCACCACTCTCGTTTTAGAATAGCACCTTCCTCTGACGTTGGTGATTGCATCCACTGCGCGTTCCATTTGTTAACGGGTAGTGTTGCTTTAACCTTCTCTAGCTCATCCGTGTTCCAATATTCTGGCCACACTGGTCCGTGGTCCAAGAGCGCCGGAAATTCGACCACGTGCCACTGATCAGACTTTGGTTCTTTTTGATTCTGTATTAGTTTGCCTGTTAAATCTTTTGTTGACCAACGTGTCATTACAAGCACGATCTTACCGCCGGGTTGAAGTCTTTGTCTTGGTCCTGATGTATACCATTCGTAAGCTGAGTCCATTGCAGTCTTGGACAGTGAATCTTGTTCCGAGTGTGGATCGTCAATAATCAATAAGTCTGCACCACGGCCCGTGATTGCTCCGCCAACACCCGCTGCAAAATATTCACCGCCAGCAGAAGTTTCCCAACGGCCCGCGGCTTTCGAATCTTCTTGAAGCTGTGTCCTAAAAATTTTTTGATAAATATCACTATCAATAAGGTTCTTGGATTTCCGGCCAAACCTCACTGCAAGTTCAGCATTGTGTGTTGTTTGAATAATCTTTAACTTTGGATTACGGCCCACCATCCAAGAGGGTAATAGGTAAGATGCAAATTCTGATTTAGTATGCCTTGGTGGCATATTAATGATCAAGCGCTTTATTTCGCCTGACGCCAATTTATTAAATTTATCTGCGATGTGTCTGTGGTGGGACCCCTCTACAAATTCTGGCCACATGCATTTTACAAAAGATAGAAAATCATTCTTTGCTTTATTCTGTATCTTTTTTTCAGCATGAAGCACTTGAAGTTTTTTGAAGGTCTTCCTGACGTCCGCAGGTAATTTTTCTATATTTACCTTATTCAAGTTCATGGTACCTAAAATGTTTCTAGCAGGGGTGGCTATGTAAATCAAGGCATATAGGCAAAAGCAGTGGGACCCCTTCTACAAAAAAGGGTGGGTGGGCCCATAAGCGTCAAGCTCCGTGGAAAACGGTCTGGGACCCCTCGGGTCCCCGCAGGGGACCATGAACCTCGGCCCCGCAGGGGCCGACCCATTTTGGACACTGGTCCTTTATTGTTTATATCTTTTTATTTTTATTTCATGATCCTATATTATCCTATTGACATAGTATAAGTCAAGTGTTATAAATTAAATATGAAATATTATTTAAACATATGTCCGATCTGCGATAAGGAAACTCATTACGATCAATGGGCCAAGCCTCAGATTGCATGTATCGATTGTGGAGTTGAAGAGTGATTGAGTTTTGGCAGATCATGTTCATAGAGTCACCATTAGAATTAAGAATAATAATCATGTTCTTTTTAGCGGCTCTTATATGGACGATGTTCAAAAGAACTTGAGCCCTGATCCATTGGCACAGCTAGGGCTAGCCAAAACCGATGCGCACGCAGGCGCGGTCACTGTCAATGGATCTGGGGTCAAGTTGCAGGAACTGAAAGACGCGAGCTTCTTGACCGAGGCTTGAGCCCTGATCCATCCTCGAGATACCTCTGGAGGTCTTGGATGGATCTGGGGTCAAGTTAAGTAAATTAGCCTAAAGTGAAACACGAAACTTGATTCCCTCTGGGCCAGGGTAAGGGCCCAAGCGACAAGCAACAGAAAGGAAACAATGATAGAACAAATAGAATATAAAAAATATAAAATAGACTATGTATATGATTGTTCTGAGGGTTATGATGAAATAAATTATTATAATGTTTGGACACCTGACGGACTTGATTTATGTGCTGATAAACTTGCAACTATTGATCAAGCTAAAGCCTGGATTGACGATCATATAAAGGGGGACAAATGAAGAAGCGTAAGTTTGTTTCTAATAATTTCAGCGTTGAACTTTCAGGCGTCAAGCTTCAAGCGCCAAGCGATTCAAGCTTCAAGCGGCAGGCGTCAAGCCCCAAGCAGCAAGCTTCAAGCTCCAAGCCTCGTTCTGCCAAATCACGGACCGCGGATCCTTCATAAAGTTTTATAATGCCCGGACCGAGGGCCTCGATGCAGATGAAGCTATTGTGCGGGTGTGCAACATGATAGGCAATTTGGTGCGGAGAAAACCTGACCTTGTTACCCTTCGTGACTTTAAACTCGACAGTGAAATAGAAGAACTTTTCCGTATATCCCAACGCATCCGGCATGCCAGGAATGGCTATATTCTCTATACGGTGCCACAAAATATTAGGTGTTGCTCTTTTGAACTTTTGGTAAAGTTTTGCTTCTGGTCCCATTAAATTTTCGAGGTGACAACGGACTTCTAAACTCAAGATATGGAAGACCTGACCTGCTCTTTTTGTAATGTTTTTCTTCGTATAATCTTTTAATGTAACTCATTAGTAATCCTTAATATAACCTGGTGGCATAATTATTAACTCTTCTTTGTTTGGTTTCAAAACCACACGAATGGATGTATCACCTGGCTTGTTACTCTCATGGACTTCAATACGTTTTATCTCTTCAAGATAACCTTTCTCAGTCATGATATATATTCTAGCATTGCTAACAGCATTACCTCGACGACCTTGTGTACCTTCTGTGAACTTATCTAAATACTGTTGTAGATGTTTTACGAACACTACATATCACCTTTGTTTCTAAACTCATTGATGAAGTTTTGTTGTTTGTTTCTCAACTCTTGGTTCTCTTTCTTAAGCTGATCTGTTTGACTCTTATAAAAACTAAGATGATCTTTCAGGTAAGATATTTCTTTTCTTAAGTCAGCATTAAGATTTTGGTGAGATAAACCTATCCTCATCAGGTCTTCTATTCTACGTTCTAAGTCGTCAGGTCCTCTGTCGTCTTTTTTATTTTTCTCTAAGTCTGCCATCTGTTGTGCAAAATCTTCTGCATCTTTCTTTGTTATCATGCTTGACAGTATAGGATTGTTACTCTAAATTGTCAAGTATGGGATTACCAAAAAGATTAACAGAAATGCAAAAGAGATTTGCCGAACTATTAGTATTCGGCGGACCTGAAGGTCCTGTGACTAAATCAGAGGCAGCAAAATTAGCAGGCTACAGTGAGAAGCGATGTAGGCAAGAAGGATCAGAATTAACCAATCCTAAACTTAATCCTTTGGTTGTAAAATATATTGGTGAACTTAAAGAAGAAAGACTTAAAAAGTACGAAGTGAATTACGCCACTCATGTGGCAGAACTTGGGCGAATTAAAGATGCCGCTTTGAAGAAGGGGGCCTGGAGTGCAGCTGTGAACGCTGAGACAAATAGAGGTAAGGCAGCAGGATTATATATAGACCGCAAAATAATAAAAACAGGTAAGTTAGAGGACCTATCAGAAGAAGAATTAGAAAACAAAATGAAACAGATTTTAGATGATTACTCACAGATTATAGATGTCACCCCCGACCAAAAAAAGATCGAGGGTGATAAGAAAAAAGACTAGTCTTGGTCTTCATCCTCTTCAATTTCATCTTCATCCATTTCTGGATCATCTTGAACTTCTAAAACATCTTTGATGTTAGCGATATCATTCTCTAACTTCTCGATCTTATCTTCTAGCTCTTCGATTTTATTTTTATGATCATCCATAGTTTTCTCCTCCTCTTTGGGTCCCCACATATATTTGCTGTTGACTATCCAATCAATCATTTAGTTTAATATTTTTTCCATTGAAACGATGCAACCCATAGGAAATATATTAGTATCGCTAAATACTTCATCAGTTTCATCATAAGAACTAAACGTAATTAAAAACTTCTTATTCTTCTTAAACACATAGGCTTGTGTAATCATTTTACAGATAGGTAATTTTAACATTTCATCTTTATTTTTGTGCCCGCTGTCGCCGGTGATGTCGAGCCACTTGATTGTATAGAAGTAGTACTTCTTCTTATTTATGACTGCATGTTTATATCTTTTTTTCCTTTTCATGTGTGCGACCCCATATGTGTTAAAAATATTTATACCACATTTTTTTAGTAAAAAATCTAAAAGTAGTCGCAAGGGGTAAAATGATACCTATAAATGACCTAGAAACGTTGTGAGAGTAGACGAATCGCGTGCGACCCCTAGGTAGTCGCAAGGGGGTCGCAAGGGGGTCGCAAGGGTCGCAAAAACCTAACCATAGGTTGCATTTTTCACGAAAAACCCAAAACGAACACCTCATAGGGGTCGCATGCGACTACCGCCGACCCCTGTGCGACCCCCTGGGGTCGCATCATTTTGTCTAATTAACTGCCACATTTACGCCATAAACTCGCTGCAATATTGCCATTCTTGACTCTGCTTCCTCTATCTTACCCAACAGCTTATCAATCTCACCTGTAACATCTATGTGTTCTGGTATGATTCTGGTGTCGGTCATCAAGATAGTTAT